CGTGCTGTCGAGCATGCCGAGCGCCACGGCGTCGTCCTTCCTGATCACGTCTCCCTCCACGTAGAGCAGCTCCTTCGCTCCCGGCTGGCCGGGGACGCTGACGTAGATGCGCTCCGTGGCGCGAAGCGCGCTCATGCCGCCGTCGCTCCGCTCTGCGAGTGCCGCCGAGTCGAGAGGACGTCCGACGAACGGCTCGTTCGCGCCACGGCAGGCGCACAGGGCAGTCCCGCAGACGGGGCAGGGGGGTCGTTGCTGCCCCAGTCCGAGTGCGAGCGTGTTCGTCGCAAGCAGCACGTCACGATTACGGCGTCAGGTCTGCGACGGAGAACGCCTGCGGACGGGGAACTGCCACTGCGTAGCGACCCTCGGCCAGGATCGCGACGAGGTTGCGGACGAAGAAGTCGCTGTGCGAGTCGGTCGCGATCACGTTCACGCCTTCGCGCACGTACAGGATCGCCTGCTTCCAGTCGGCCACGACTGCGCTTCCCTGAGCGAGCGTCACGTCCTGAACGATCGGAATGCCCCAGACAGTGTCGATGCCGACCTGGCTCGGAGGGCCGAACAGATAGCCGCCCGTGCCTACGCCTGCGCCGCTGTCGTCGCGGAGCAGCCGGATCGTGATGTAGTCGAGGGGGTTCATCAGCACGGCCGTCGGCTCGAAGAACGCGAGCCTGACCTGCGTGATCGCCCGCAGCAGCGTCTCCAGGACAGAGACGGTATACGTCATCGCCCCGAGGCCCGCCTGATTCAGGATGCCCTTGAGATTCGGGGCCACGCCGTCGCCGTTCAGGATCTGCGTGTTCAGGCGGCGCGCGATGCCGTCGATCAGCATCGAGTCGACCAGCGTCCTGAGCTGAGGCATGTCCGACAGCGCCTGCTTCGTCGCCGGGATCCAGTGCGCGATCGTGCGCACCGTCGTCGACTCGACGATGAACGTCATGCCCGACTCAGGCTTCGTGCCGCTCGTGCCCGTCGTCGCCGTCGCCTCGGCCACCTCGGCCGCGTTGTTGGCGATGGCCGACTGGCGCACCCACTCGATCACGTTCGCGTCGGTCGAGCCGACCGTGATCAGGTTCGTCATCTTCAGCGGCGCGCGAAGCAGCGGCATGATGCCGGGGAGGCGCTCGTTGACGAGAAGCTGCGTGCCCGGAGCGCCGCCGCCCGTGAGCAGCGTCTTCAGCTCGGCGCGCGTCAGCACCTTGACGGGCTGCGCCATGTTGACGCGCCCCTTCTCCATGTCGAGAACGCCGCTCTGCCGGATCGCCTTCAGCTCGGGCGAGCCGATGAACTTGTCGCCAGGCGTGTACGCCTCGCCGTCGAGGCCCTTGAGGCCGTCCGGCCCGTCGCCGTTCTTGCCGTGCCCGCCGTCGTCGTCGAACGGCGTGCCGCCGGGGCCGCGAGAGCCGTCCATCTCGATCGCGCTCTCGTACTGCGTCGCCAGCTCCTTCACTTCCTGGTCGACCGCCGCGTAGGCGCGATGCACGGCCTGTGCCTTGTCGAAGGCGTCCTTGTCCTTCGTCGGATCGAAGCCGTCGGCGGTGAGCGTCTTGCGCGCCTCGTCGAACTCACCCCAGAGCTTCTGCGCCTCGGCCCGCTTCGCCTCGAGCGCCTCCTTGATCTTCTCGCGGTACATGAGTGCTCCTTCTGGCTAGGGGACTGCGAGCAGTAGCTCTGCGATCTCTGGGGAGTATCGCGTCGTCGGAAGCTCGTCGCCAGGCTCTGGGTCGAGCGTCTCCTCGATCTTCGCGAGCAGCGCGTCCATCGGCAGGCCGAGCTTGACGCTCAGCCGCTCCAGGCGAGCGAGGCCCTCGGCCTTGAACTGCTTCGGCGCGGCCAGCATCTCCGTCGCCGGATTGCAGCCGCGCAGGCAAGGGCCGATCTCGTAGATCGGGAACAGCTCCTTCAGCTCCTGCACGATGATCGTGTTGCCGTCCGAGTCTTCCGACTTGCTCTCCGCGCCGCCGTCGGGGATGTCGTACGAGAACGAGAACTCGCGCAGGGCGGGCATGCGCCCGTCGCGCTCCTTCATCGCCGCGTACGTCATGTCGGCGTACATGTGGTTGTCGTCTGCGCCGACGAACAGCTCTCCTTTCGCCCACAGCCCCTTCGGCTGTTCGGCCCAGTCGAGCGTGCTGCCGATCGGCGGGATGTTCCAGTAGTGCGACCAGACGACAGGCGGCGGCGCAGGACTCTCCTTGATCGCGCGCGCGAACGCGCCCGGAAGCACGCGATCCTTCACGGCGTCGACGTTGCCGAACACCGAGACGAGTGCCTCGAACTTCCCGCTGCCTGCCTCGCCGTACGTCTTCAGCGAGGAGACGCCGAACGCCTTCTCCATGCGCGGAAGTGTGCGCGATGCGTCGGACGTACTAGCGCGCGGGCGTAGGCACGCGGTCGGCGCTACCGCTGCCGTTGCGCTGAGCAGTCGCGGCGGCTGCCGCATCCTCCTGCCTGATCTGATCCTCGCGAGCCATCGCGTCCTGCTTCTCGGCGTCCTGAAGCTTGCGCATGTCGGCCGAGACGGCGACGAGGTTGGCGGGCACGTAGATCGCGTCTGCCGCCGGGTCGTCGATCGGCTCGCGATCCTCCAGGCGGCGCAGCTCGTTCGGTGTCGCCGCACCCGACAGAAGCTGCCGCTGGTGCGACGTGCTGCGCTGGTCGTAGTTGCCGCGCAGCTTCGCGTCGAGGTCGAACTTGACGAAGAAGCCGTCCCAGGCAGGCTCGTTGTCGATCACCTGCGCCATCAGCGTGTCCTCCAGCATCTCGCACCACGGAGCGAACGTGTCCTGGTAGAGCATCCAGTGCTGCTTGTCGATGTTCGAGTAGGTCGCGTGATCGAGGATGCCGACCATCGGCGGCGGGATGTCGAACGCCGCGCACACCTCCTCGCGGCTGAGCTTCCTGTTGTCGACGAGCTGAGCGTCCGAGGCAGAGCCTCCGAGCGGCCGCCAGTCGAGGCCGTTGTCGAGCAGCGCGACCTTGAAGGCGTTCTCCGGCCCGCCGTAGGCGGCGTTGATCTCGTCGCGAAGCTCGTCCCGCTGCTTCTTCGACAGGTTGCGCTCGCTGGCGATGAACGACGCCGGGCGAGCCGCGTTGCCGAACGACGAGATCGCGTACCGCTGGCCTGCGTTCTCCAGCACGAGCGTCGTCGCCAGCGGCTCGATCGGAGAGACGCCCCACGGCTGATCCGGGTTCGGGTTGAACCACGTGAAGTGCACGACGTCGTCGGGGTGAAAGACCTTGCGCACTCCGTTCGCCGTGTACACGTAGCCGTCGATCGGCTGTCGGCTGCCCTGGATGACCTCGACGTTGCGCCACGGCATCGGCCACAGCTGGGCGGGCGTGCGGCCGTTGCCGCCCCTGAACTTCACGCACGTCGCGTTGCCGTAGACGCACAGATGCCCGACGATGCTCAGGATGAGCTGATACGTGCGCGCTCGCGGATACGGCCGACGCAGCACCTTGGCAGGCGCAGAGCGCGGAGCGTACTCGCGCTCGCCTTCGACCTCGCCCTCATAGACCTTCAGAGGCAGGCTCGCGAGCGACCGCGCGATCTTGTTCGTGCAGACGTAGACCCAGAGCTGACGGCGGTAGATCGTCTCGTACGTGGCGTTCGCGTTCAGCAGCGTCACCACGTCCGGCTGCTCGCTGTATCGCGGACTCGGCGTCGCCATGCCGAGCGGCCACGACTTCTCCGACGAGAGCCTTCCGCTAGGCGTTCTCAGCGCCAGCACCGGCCGGTACCTCCTGCACCCACTCGAGCGACGACCAGGGGACGATCTGAGCGCCGTCGAGGGGGACGCTCGTGTCGTCCGTCCTGATGAACGTCGCTGCTTCGACCACGATCGCGTCAGCGTAGATGCCGGTCAGGATGCCGTCGATGCTGTGGCCCTGCCGCGTGTGCACGACCACCCGCCTCTTGCGCGCCCGGTTGAAGCGGCGCACGTAGAACCAGCTCACGCGAGCACCTCGATGCCAGGCGATCCGTCGAGCGCGTTCAGCTCTGCCCGGTGAATCGCCATCAGCCCGCCGATGCAGGCGTCGTTCGGGCGCGTCGCCTTGCGCTTCGCCACTCTGATCCCTCTTCCCGTCTCCTCGGCCACGGCGGCCATGAAGTGCTTGCGCAGTACAGGATCGCCGTTGTGGCGCAGCCTGTTGTCGCGCACGATGGCGTTCCAGCACGTCTCGGTCGCCGGGATCATGCGCTGGTCGGTCTGCGGCCACTCGACGACGTTGAAGCCGAGATCGGCAAGCTCCTGCGCCATCTGCTCGAAGCGGTAAGGGTCGTAGGCGATCTCCATGATCTCGTAGTACGGGGCCAGCTCTTCGAGGATGTAGTTCTTGACCAGCTTCAGCGGCAGCCTGTCGCCGCGCACTTCTGTATGGCACGGAGGCACGTA